AGCCAGCAGTCGAGAATTTATTGAAGAACAAAAGAAATTATTAAGCCCTCTTAAATTTGAACAAGATTATATGTGCTCGTTCGAAAGCGTGGCAGATCAATTCTACTATAGTTGGCGACGAACCATGGCTGTGGAAGAACCCATTAGAGATCGTAATAGAGAACTTTATAGTCTACATGACTTTAATAAAAAATTGATGTCGGCTGTAATCATACAAATAGTAGGAGACATTAGATCACCAGATGGTCGTATTGAAGTCTTAAAAACTTATACCATACCTGATTGTTCAACAGAAGATATGGCTCGTGCTATTAGATTTGATTTTCCCACAAGAACTATTCAAAGCGTAATGGATATGTCAGGTAGTCAAATCAATAGAGATACCACAAGTCCCTTTGGTGTTACTGATAAAACTATCCTTGAAAAATATGGATTCCGTATCATTAATAGTCGCAATAGTAATCCCATGGTGTCAGATACTGATAATAGTAGTAATGCCTTTATTAATCAAGGTCGTTTGACAATATGGCAAGGAGAAACTAAACTATTAGATGCCCTAGAAACTTATCATTATGAAGATGCCAATCGCAAAAAATTAGTAAAATATGCTGATGCCAAATATGCTCATATTGACTCCTTGGGAGATTGTATTAGATATGGCATTCATCATTTCTTTCCCATGGTCCATGATCATTCGGGCGGAGCAGAATACATTGATGGTATGGAAAGATTTGATCTTGAACCTGGTTTCCAATATCTAACTGAGACTAACATACCTAAGAGTCGAGATGGTGTGCCAGAAGTAAGTTGGATGATTAAGAAGTTTGAAGATGAATTACACGGAAATAGTGAAAATATATGGTAACGCAGGCCTTTGTTTATAGATGGATTCACATACCTACATTAAGATGGTATATTGGACCTTTTAACATAAATCAACCTGATATTAGCCCATTTCTTGCCTGATAACTAAATACTTGGTTATAACAATTCCTAGGAAAAACGCATGGCTTTATCAGTTAGACAGTTAACTGCACCTTCTCATTTAATGCAGACCATTCAACCACAAATGACTGCCTATCGTAGCAGTTATGAAGGTGGTCCCGCATTTAAGAATCTAGTCTTGGTCAAAAGACCCAGTGAAGATGCGGCATTATTCCGTGACAAATTATTAAACGTAGCAGTAATGCCTGTGTGTAAGGCCATTGTCGACGAGATCGTAGACGTAGTTTATGAAGAAGAACCAGTTCGCCATCCAGCTTTCCTAAGCCGTGCCAACAATGCCGACATTGGCATTCCTGATTGGTATCGTGACTTTGTCAACAATGCTAATCTAAATGGTGACAGTCTAAGCGCAGTAATGGAACAGGCCGCCTCAATGGCCGGCATTGAAGGTTGGAGTTGGGCATTTGTTGATTTACCTGAAGACCCTAGTCCTTCTAATCGACCCTATGTCAGTGTGTGTTCAGCAGAGCACGTTATAGATTGGCGTATATGGACACAATATGGTAAGGACTATTTTGAATATATCAAAGTCATTGAATATCAAGATGCTGACTGCACCATATATAAACTTTGGTATGCTGGTGATGCCAAGAATCCTACATACTGTGAAAGATACATCGTCAAGCAAGAGCAGATGATGAATCAGGAAAACCAGATTGATCCCATAGAAACATATACACTACCCTTGGGGCTTCCAATACCTGCGATCCAGGTGTTGGCACGACAAGATCAGCGGCGATCGGATATGGGCGTCAGTGACCTAAGCGAGGCCGCAGATGCTCAAAGAGAATTATTCAAACTAGAGTGTGAAGCATACGACAGTGTTAGATTTAGCAAACCGATCATCCGTGCTGCCGCTGGTATTCGTATTCCTGCAGGTGGAGGTGGTATTGTTCGTGCTGACAAAGAACAAATGGAAGTATTCAATATTCCCACACAGGATATTCAACAAATTCGTGAACAACAACAAAGCATCATAGATCGCTTGGATGGGTTTCTAGGCAGAGGTAGCATAAGAAGTCAACGTATGCAGGTTCAAAGTGGAATATCTATCATTGAAGAACGCCGTGCTTTACATCGCAAGGCCAGTCAACGTGCTCGCCGTATGGAATCAGTAGAACAAGAAATATTAAAGTTGGCCGCGGCTTTTATGGATCAACGCTGGGTCGGAGACATAGAATACAACACAGACTATGAAGACAAGGACCTACAATTCAAAATGGCATTGTTGCAAACAGCACAGGGTCTAAGTGGAACTAATCCTGTGATTCAAGGTATCATAGATCGTGAAGTTATCAAGTTGATTACTCCACCGGATGAAACTTCAGCCTATCTAGCACAAATAGGACAACAGGTCGCTGAACCTCAGACCAATGCCTATGATTGGAGTCATAGTGACGTAGCTCAGAAACAATTGGTCAAGGAGAAAGAGTCGGATGATATCTTTGATTCAGAGATACAAGACCGCGGAACTACAACCAATGACCCTCTTGCCAGACAGCTTATTATGTTGGGCGTAGGTAGATAAACAATTTTCGTCTTTGATCTTGTGACGTAAAAATTAGATCATCAGGTGGTAACTGAAATAACCAAAGGAAAATAAATGGATACTAAAAATTCAAATGCGGTGACCCCGAATAGTCAACAAGGTGGTTCTAATATCTATGATACACAACCACAAACTCCAGCTAACACTGATACTCCAATAGGACCTAATCTAGGTGCTATTAGAAAATCAGGACAGATGGAAGTATTACAAGCACTTAGCAAAGTTGCTGGCGTGGACTTTTCGAAGCCCAAAGACGCTGTCAAATTCGTAGAGAGCTTAGTAGGACAAAACTCCGGTGGTTCCGATAAACCAAACAAAGAAGTAAAATCCAGTAAAGTAGGTGGAGAGCTTGCTGAATTGCGTAATATGATTCAAGGACTGCAAAGTCAATTGGAACAAAAAGATCTTGCAGTTCGTCAAACTAGCCTACAAAGTCAAATCAAAGAAACTGCTATACGCAATGGATTTGATCCCAATATGTTAGATATTGCCACAAATTTATTTGAGTCCAATATTGACTATGATGAATCTGGAAATTATTTTGTAAAAGGCGCGAATGGTTCTGTGAAATTGGACAGCAAAGGCAATCCATATACATTAGAACAATTAGCAAGTGATATATTAAGATCAAGGCCTAAATTGGCCGCCGATGAAGGACGTACTGGAACAGGTAGCCGTTTTGGCACAGGTGTTCAGCGTAGTCCTGATGAAATTCCAGATGCTTCCACTGACCTAGAAGGTTGGAAGAAGTGGAAAGAAAATCAAGGCATTGGTGGACGTAGCCTCAAAGGTCTTAGTGTATCGATGAATAAACCAATCGTTTAAAAGACAAATTAAAAGGAAACTATTATGTCATATTTTATCGGTGGAAGTTCTGGCGAATCAAACGCATTTGAAAAAACAATCCAGAATTCCGCAATTCAGGTTCTTCACGAATCACAAGGTTTGGTCAATATGACCAATGTAGTAATGCCTAATCAAGGTAATACCTATAAAGTTCCACATATGGCACCTATCTCTTATGGTGACTATGTTGATCAAAATACAAACCCAACTTACAATGTTGGTGGAAGTAATATTGAACAAACAGCACAGATCACAGCCAAGGAAGTTGTTGCTACTCCAGCAGTTGCAATGACAGCTTTTTCAAAGTTCTTGGGATGGACTACTGCATTCGACCTAGCTTCAAACCTAGGAACAGAATTAGGTATGAGCTTTGCTGAAAAAGTAGATCAACGTATTACTGCCGCTTTTGTTGGTAACCCAAGTGTTGTTAGCTCCGGCGACACATCATTGGCTGGTTTTGCTAACACACAAACAGCAGTTTATTACAGTGTTGGTAATGCTCCTCAAACTGATGGATTCACACGTATTCAGGCCAATGCCGCTCAAGGTCTAATCGCCGAAGGTAGCACAGCCACTATTACCTACGCTGACTACACTGCTAACACAGTTGCTGGTCTAGTTCGTAATGTTATCAAAGCATGGCGTAAATCACGTAACCCTGGACGTCCAACAATTATTCTTGGACCTAACGAAGAACAACGCCTATTGAGCGAATTGACTGGTGGTGCTGTTTATGCTCCAGGTAGCCAAGGTGGAACAAGCATCAATGCTGGTTTAACCGCTCTTGGTGATGAGTTATTGGCCACAGGTATGTTGCGTAATCTTTATGGTTGCACAGTTGTTTTTTCTACATTCCTACAATCTAGTGTTACTGGTCGTTGGATTGATGGAGCTAGCGCAACTGCTACTTCCGTTGGTGCCGCTATCGGTCCTCAGGCTATTACTACTGTAATGGTCAAAGGTCTTGACATCTCTATGGGTGACAAGGATGGTGGATTACAAACTTGGATCACTGGCTTAGGCTATTTTGGTTCAGGTGTTGTAGACCAAGCACGTGGTATCGCAATTAACATCGCTTAATTGTAGTAGGGCTCATTTAGAGCCCGTTTCGGAGAACTAATATGGCAATAGCAAGTTTTTTAGCATACACTGATTCAACGCTTCAACCAGGCGGAGTAAATCGCATTTCAGCGGCTACTCCGGCTGATGTTGCGTTTTATGATCGTGCGGCTTATAAACGACTACAACAGGTATATCCCACAGGAGATACCGCTAACAATAATGGTCCTGATCAGGATTATCAATTGTCGTATACATATTTCCCCAAAGCCAGTATTGAAATGCTGATTATGTTAGAAATGGGTTGGTGGCCCTTGTATGTAGAACGTACCCTAGGTGCTTTTTATTACAAGCAGGATTCCAACACAGGAGTAACAGTAACGGCATTTACACCTGCTCAATTGGTCAAGCAAAATCAAACATTGATTAGATTAGAAGTGTTCAAAGCCATAGAAATTTTCTATTCGACTTTGGTCACTGACAATTCCAACATCAATGAAAAAGATGCTGCCAATTACCAATTTGCAAGACGTCGCTTTGAGGAGGAATGGGAAAAGGCTATTCAAGAAAGTTATTTCTATGACTTATTGAACACGCAAAATACTCCCAATCCTATTATTGGAACTTATCAACAAAGTTGGTTGGCTGATGTCAACTTCTTTGAGGGTGATCGTCGCTACTTCTAATAACTATAATATTATGACAGCATTCGTATATAAATGGACACACAAACCCTCCCTAGGATGGTATGTAGGCTCACGAACTGCGAAAAGGTGTCATCAAGAAGATGGTTATATTTGTAGTAGCAAAATCATAAAAAGGAAATAATCTAATGCCCTTATTCACTCTAGCAGAAGTGCAGTCCACATTGACCAATTATGTGTTGGCCAATGAACAGACTAATCTAATAGAAGTCTTCCACAATTTTCCCAGCAATGAGAATGTTGTCACAGAAGGCATTTATATTGCTCAGGTTTATCAGGCAGATAGAATGAAAAACTCCAATGGTATTACACCAGGTGGTCATGTTTATAATATAGTAGATCGCATTGAAATGTATATTGTGAGTCAACAAGACAATCCCTTCATAGAAGCAGAATTGGCCTTGTTTCCACAATTCATTGATGATCCTCTGTTTGTAAATCAAGGATATTACCTACGTGAACATACCATACAACAACAATATGTAAAAAATAGTCAACGCTATAGAATTATATTTGATCTTACGAGATTACAAGTTATATAAAGGAAAAACAAATGGCAAACATTAATGTAAGCTCACCAAGTCAATTTTTGACATTGGAAATCTCTACATCTTCTGCGTTTACGACAGCAACAACTTTGGTGCTACCAGCACTACAAGATGTTACTATCACAAACAACAATGGAGTGTTTAGATGGAAACAGTTGGACCAAATTGGTCAATTGGTAGCGGTAACACCTGCAACCAACAGCATCAACCTAACTTTGGTTGTTGACGATTCAGCATTCTATGGAACAGCATATGGCACAGCCCCAGCGGCTACTGACAGTGCAACCAAACAAGGATTGTTCAATCTCAGCAATTATAAGAGTCGTGTTTATTTCAAATACTACTGGGGTGGATCAACAACTAATTCCGTTGCAGGCTCAGGATTCCTATCAGGTCTAGCACCTAAGGTTACTCCTGATCAACCAGTGTATATCACACCATTGATCATTGAAGTCGATGGCACATATACTCCATCAGCTACCTAATCCACAAGATTAGATAGTAAAGTAAGGGTGTTTAATACACCCTTTTCTCTTGATTAAGTAAATACATCGAAGGGATTTATAGATATGCGATTTGAAGAATATGAAGTCAGCGAACTTCTCCAAAGTCTGGAGGCAGAACTCGCTAAAGGATTAAATGAGATCCGCCACGCACAGGCAGACCTGGACAAAGCTGAAAGTCGTTACAACTTTGCATTGGCCCTCCTACATTACTTAAAAAGGATTTAAAGATATGAAACTAAGTGCACTCGCAAAAACACCAGAACTGATTAAAATCACCATTGAAGATGAAGACACCGTGGCCCAATATGGGGAACCACTTGAGTTTTACACAATGGATCGTCAACCTATGGAAACTTTCTTGAAGTTTGCCGCAGGTGACCGTCAGGATTTTAGTCAGATGGCAGAGTTATTGAAAGAAATGGTTTTAGATGAAGATGCCAATCCAGTTATCAAAGATGGATTGATTCTTCCCAGTAAGGTTATGATCTCAGCGTTCAGCAAATTGGCAGAACAGTTGGGAAAGTAACCGGAGATGAATATGATACTGATAGTCCAGAGATATATGTAGCAGTCACACTGGATCGCATTGGGGAGAGGTATGGTTTACTCCCCAGTGAAGTCCTTGAGCGTGCCACTACACTGGATATCAAAATTATGGACATCTCTCTAAGTTATGAAAAAATGAAAGATGACAAGCGGGCTGGTATCACACCCAAAGTTGATCCCCGGAAACTTGAAGAAGCTTTTGCAAAGTTTAAGGAGCAGAAATGAGCACTGTTGATGTAAAGTTTGATAAGTCTATACTCTTAGGTAAAATCAACAACCTTAAAAAAGTCACACAACAGGCTATGCCTTTGATCTATGCTGAATATGTCAAGAATACCCCTGTGGCACCAGTCAATGGTGGCAATGCCAGAAACAATACCAAATATCACAGTAATATTATTACTGCTGATTATGAGTATGCATCAGTGTTAGATGCCGGCAGGGGATTCAGAGATGGACAGATGCGAGGCAGTGAACAAGCACCACACGGTATGAGCGATCCTACTAAGATCTTCGCACAAAAACTCATACCACAATTGGCTAAGAAAATAGGGAGCAAAAGATAATGGCAGATATAGCAATCACGCTGACGCTGGATGACAGCCAGTTTCAAACAATACTTAAAAAGGTAGATACCAACACCACTGCCTTTGGTGCCAACCTTAAAAAGACAATGGCTGACAGCACTGCCGCTGTGAATGATCTAACCAAGGTTATAGGTGATTTAAGTGGCAAGATCACGGATTTAACTGCACAAATCAGCAATAATAATCAGGCTTTGTCATCACAAGTAGAGAAATTAGATCAGGCCACTAGCAGAGCCGCTTCTATGTCCTCAGGAGTGGATAAGCTAGTTGGATCATTTACTAAATTGGCTTCTGCAATAGTTGGTGCCAGCTTAACCAGCTTTGTTTCTAATGCCATTAGAACTGCCAGTGAAACCGCTAGGATGGCAGAGGCAGTTGGCGTTAGCACTGCTAAATTCTTAGAGCTATCAGCAGGTGCACAGGCTGCTGGTAAAGATCAAGATGCAATGGCTCGTGCGATGTTGCGTATGGAAGCCACTGCACAACAGGCCAATGATGGTAATGTTAGATTGCAAAATGCTTATCAGGCACTGGGTATATCTATGCAAGAATTGCATAACCTCAGTCCGGATCAGGCATTCTTAAAAATAGCCAAAGCCTTGGCATCTATGGAAGACCCGGGTAAGAAGGCTGAACTAACAATGATGTTGTTGGGTCGTGATGCTAAAACAGTTGATTGGCCATCCTTTGTTGCGGGTGCTGAACGCTCTGCAGGATCAATGGGCAAACACGCACAGAGTATTGAAGATGCTAGCCGTGCTTATCGCGAGTTTCAAAAGGGAATATCTGAACTAGGTAGAAATGTTTTAGATATTATAGATCCATTCTTAAAACTCATAGGCAGTGAAAGTTCAGGTATATTAGGCAGTGAAGCCGCCGCTAAATTGTTAGCCGGCACATTGGCAGTAATGGCCGGTGCGGCAGTTATTGCTTCTATTCAATCATTGGTAGGTGCAGTGTCTAAACTTATACCTAGTTTTGGAGGGACAACTGTTGCAATTGATGCGGCCACCGCGGCAAGTATAAAATTCGCAGAATCACAGGCTTTGGTGGCGGCCGAAGCAGAAGTTATGGCATTAAAAGCCACCGGAGCTTGGAAAAGAACAGAAGCCGCGGTAGTTGAATTAGAAGCGGCATATGCTAGATTAGAATTGATGCAAACAAGGATAGGTGAATCAGCCCTAGTAATGGGTGCGGCCACCACAGGAGTATTCACTAGAATGGCCACTGCACTAGGAGCATTTACCGCAGTTCTCAGCAGTGGAGGTATAGCAGTTGCATTTGCTGGTATAAGAACAGCCGCATTGGCCGCAGGTGCGGCAATAGCACTAGCCGTTGGAGAATTTTTGTTAGGTGCCGCGGTAGTAACTGCCATAGGTGTTACACTCAATGCCGCAATCAAATGGGCATTCAATGTAGATCCTGTTATGGCCATAGGCGAAAGTATTAAAACACTAGCATATAGCATAATGCCAGAGTTCAGTAAATCCATAGAAGACATATTGGTTAAAATGGGATTAATGAATGATCAATCACAAGAAGCCGCTCATAATTTAATGGATTTAGAAAAAGGTATGAGCCGAGGCACTAGGGATTATAAACCAGTTTTAACCACAGAAACTTATAATCCAGACATTGCCAAAGGTATGGCATTGATGAATCGTATTGAATTGATGAAGGAGGAAAATAAACTAGCAGTTGATAAGTTAAATTTAGAAACTCAACTAGTTGGTAAGAGCGAAGAAGAACGCAGATCAACATTGGCAGGATTTGATGCACAGACTAAAACTACTTTAGAAAGAATAAGATTACTTGGACAATTGAAAGTTCTTCAACAAGAAAACAAAGATCCTAATGTCAATAAGAGTTCTGAAATTGCCGCATTGGGAATGGAGTTGGCAATGTTAAATGGCAATGCCAATGCCATTGCTTCAGCCACTGCTAATCTAACACGCCAACAGAATACTCAGGCATTGTTATTACAAGGCACAGATGAATACAATAAGATTCTTGGTAAGGTAGCCGCTGTGCAAGAAGAAACAGCAGTTGCAGGTCAAACCAATTCACAAAAAGCCGTAGCTGGCATAATGAAAGAAGAGGAAGCCGCAATCAATGCCGCTCGTGCCAAAGCGTTGGCTTTAGGTATTGGTGACAATGATAAACGATTAATTGAGGAAATAGAAATTATTCGTCAAGGCTTTGATCAACTTCGTGATGTCACATTAAAGTTTGCAGAAGACAAACAAGCCGCGGCTGACAAAAAAATATTCCACGATGAAGATCTCAAAGTTGCCAAACAAATAGCAGACATACAGGTTCAAATCAGTGAACTGACAATGAGTGCCTATGAAAAACAAATAGCCGCAATTGAAAAATTAAAGAACGCTGACATAGAGCGTGTAACCAAAGAACTTGAAAATGCCAAAGGTATGGCATTGAATGATGCTGAAAAACTTGATGCTATAAACAAGATAACCAAAGCCTATGAAGAACAGATCAATATGACCAAACGCTTGCAAGAAGCCGCTAATTCTTTTGACACAGGATTCACACAGGCCTGGCATAGTTTTGCTGACAAAGCAGGAACTGCCGCAGACGCCGGCAAGGCCGCATTTGATGGATTTGCCAATGCAGTCAATGGCAGTATTGATGCATTGACCAGTCATAGCAAGGTAAGTTTCAAGAGTATGATTGATAACTTTATCCTAAGTATGTTAAACTCACAACTTAAATCAGCCTTTGGTCAAATGATGGGTGCAATGGGATCAGCTAGTGGATTTAGCTTAGGCGGATTGATGAGTATGGCTGGTATGGGTGGCTTTGGGGCAGCCGCAGGTATCGGCGATCTAAATAAAAATGAATACGGAGAGACCATAGCAGGTGGAGGGATAGGTTCCTGGTTCAGTAATTTATTTCACGCTAGCGGTGGTAACATACCATCAGGGGGTATAGGTATTGTAGGTGAAAATGGTCCTGAAATTGTCAGTGGTCCAGCATCGGTGACAGGTGCTTCGGCCACACAAAATCTATTAAGTGGCCAAAATGGTACTACCAATCATTACTATAATATTCAGGCCGTTGATGCCAAATCAGTGGCTCAATTATTCTATGAAAACCGTATGACTATGTTTGGTATGACAGAACAGGCTCGCCGCGAACTGCCTATGAGAACAAGATAAGGTATGCTATAATATGATTATGACTATAGATATTAAAACAGCAAAAAGACAATTTGGAACTCAAAAATGGTGTGCTGGTCGAAGAGGAATTGATTGGAAGATGTCTTTTGAGGAATGGATTAAAATTTGGAAAGATAGTGGACACTATGAACAAAGAGGTCCTTATAAAGGTCAATTTGTTATGAGTAGAGTTGGTGATCAAGGACCTTATGAAATAGGTAATGTTTATATCAATACTTGTGAAGGAAATCACATAGAAGCCAATAAGGGAAAAACCTTAACTGAAGAACATAAAGAAAAAATAAGACAAGTCAATTTAGGTAAAACACGATCAATAGAATCTAGACAAAAACAAAGTCAAAATTCTATAGGAAGAATACTTCCTAAAATAGAATGCCTACATTGTAAAAAACACATTGATACAGCCAATTTTAAAAGATGGCACGGCGATCAATGTAAAATGAGGACAAGATAAGGAAATTAATATGACAGTAGGTGCATTACAAACAATTATTAATATGGCAGAAACCATAGAAATAGATCGTAGGCGTGTTATGGGAGTGCAATACACTCGCAGTGAAGTTGCCAAGATCAATGAAACAGTGACTCGCAATCCTTGGAGATTCAATATTACTGTTCCTGCTATGATGTCCTATGAAACAGGTAGAGCATTGATAGAAACTTTGGATTACTTAGATCGCAGATATCCTGAACAGGTAAGTTTTAGTTCTTCACAAGGAGCCAGCTCTGGATTAAGTTGGATGTTTGCTTATCAGGGACAATTAACTCCACAACAATTAAGTGGAATAACCATAGAAAGTTGGACAGGTACCAATATGGTATTAGGAAATTTGCCCAGTGTGGATCCCTCTACTATTATGTTTAAGGTAGGTGATCTTATTTGTCCTGCTGAAGGTGCCATACCTACTACCATTGTAAATTACGAAATAGGAGTTGGTAGTCAGGGATCAATTCGTAGAGGAACAGGTTCTACAGTCACGGTTCAGGTTCATCGTCCTAATTTTTCTAGTTTTTCAAATGATTATTTGGGAACTATTTTAGTAGGCAATGACTGCACTTTTTATATGTTTTGTAATAATATGCCTACCTATAAAATTAATCCTGGTGGATCTACAGGATTAATTACTTGGTCAGGACAATTTCAATTCTATGAATATACACAACAAATATTATGAGCTCCACATTTACCTATAATATAGATCGAGAACTTAATTCTAATACCATTAGAGATGCTGAATTTGTTAGATTAACAATTACCGATCCTCAAAATATATCAACTTCTACTTATAGTTTTTCTACAAGTTTTCAAAATGAAACCATCACAGATCAAAATGGTGTAAGTAGTGTGGCCACAGGTACCTATACTGCCCTAGGTGGATTGGTCAGCATCAGTGGACATCAAAGAGATCTAAGTGCCACAAGTTATGACACACAGATTACATTGGTAGGTATAGATCCTAATAAAATAAGATTGGTCCTAGAAGTAGGGAGTAATCCCGATGGTAGTTATCACTCAGGTATCAAAGGTGCCAAGATACAGATATGGCGAGGATTCTATGATTCCTCATATCGATTGATTGATACTCCACAACTGCGATACACAGGTATTGTCACAAGTTATCACATCACCGAAGATAGAGTTAATAGAGATGATACCTTTGCTCTTACTCTGCAATGTAGCAGTTATAAAACAGTATTGGAAAATCGTTTTGCTGGACGACACACTAATGGAACAAGTTGGAATAAAAACATTAATCCACAATATGATGAAAATGGTGTTCCACAAAATCCACTTTATGACACAGGTATGGATCGTGTTCAGGCCATACACGATACAACATTTAATTTTGGATTACCATTATGAAAATAAGACAAGCCACGTTAGATGACAGAGAAATAATATGGACAATGTTACGTGATTATAAATCAGCAAGTCCGCTTAATGCACATACCAATGTAGATGAAACAACTGCCAAATCTATGGTTGAATTAATTCTTGCACACAATCGTGGTATTATATTATTAAGCGAAGAAAATAATCTAATTACAGGAATGCTAATAGCCCTTTACACTTTTAATCTTTGGGATCAAAAAATACGTTATATGGCTGAATTGGCTTATTGGGTAGATCCCCAATACCGAGGATCATCAGCAGGTTATAGATTATTAGATGAATATAGAAAGATCGGCAATTTATTAATTGAACAAAAAGAAATACAATATTATACCATTAGCAAAATGATTAATAGTCCAGATCTAAAATATGATCGTTTTGGATTTGAAAAACTTGAGGAGACCTGGTTATGCCAAGTAGTTTAATAGCGTTAGGATTGATGGCCGGTGAAAATTGGTTAGAAGGAGAATTAGCATTAGGATTTATGGGTTCGTTTGCTCTTAGATTAGTAACCACCTATGCCATTGCCAGTTTATTATTTAAGAATCAACAATCCTCACCACAAGGCACAGAAATACAATTAGGTCCAGCCACTGACAATAAAATACCTGTGGTCTATGGGCGTAGATATGCCAAACCTATTATCACAGATGCTATTATAAGCACAGATCAAAAATGGATGTGGTATGTATTAAGTTTCGGTGAAACAACTAATACCGATCTCAGTGACATCAATTTTGGTAATATTTACTATGATGGTAAATTGTTGATATTTGACAAAAACAATCCCAGTGAAATCACAGGATGGTATACACAGCCCAAAAAGCACAGTCGTATTGGTGGACAATACACCACCAAAGCCGCAGGTAAGTTATCGATGTGGTTTTATAAAAATGGCAGTATGGTCACAGGAACCACACACAATTGTTATGATATGATTGATAATGGCAACAATAATTTTGATATTGGAACATTGTATACTGGAACTACCTCCATAGATGCAATTAGTTTATTACAAGATAATGTTACTGGGGGTGGTATCCCCAGTGCAACACAATGGACTACTGCTACTACAATGAATAATACTGTATTTGCAGTTATTAGATTAAATTATGACAGCAATTCTGGTATATATGGTCTAGGTGGTATGGATGCCGAAATTATTAATACTATGAATGAACCAGGAACTGTGATCTATGATTATCTAACAAATACAAGTTACGGCTGTGGTGTAGATCCTGCTAACATCAATGTTCCTAGTTTATTGGCGTTAAATGATACCAGTAACACACCATTGACCATAGTAGACACACAAGGCACCACAGTAACCAATACAACAACATATCAAATAAATGGTATTTTAGATACCACACAAGATTGTTTGACCAATTTGAACAATCTAACAGATGCCTGCGACAGTTGGTTGCAATGGGATGAACGTCTAGGTCAATGGGGCGTAATAGCCAATATATCTCTCTCACAAAAATTACAAACAAATCAAATATCTATAGCATCTACGACAACCACAGTTTTAATAGGTCAAGGAGTAATTCAAGGAAATAATCAATTAGGATTATGGAATACTTCTCCTATTCCTCCATTAGGTTCAAAATTAGACCCAGCCCTAAGTTCTTATTTTCCTGATGGAACTTATGTAGTAGATGTAACTCAAGGTATCAATGGAATTAATTATCTTGTTCTTAATAATTCCGCATTACAAACCTATGAAACTGGACAACCTTTAAATCCTCCTGTGCCTGTGAATTTTTATTATGATGCTCCCTTAAGCACTGATATTGCTAGAATAGTATCAACTATGACAATGCGAGTAATAACCAGTGATCATATCATAGGTGGTATTAATTTAACTCCCACAGATTTAAAAGCCAGTGCCAATCAAATTACTGTGGCATTCCCTAACTCCGATATTATCAATCAGGTTGATTATCGTTATTATTGGTTAGAGGATCAATTTAAGAGTCCCAATGAACCAGTTAATAATGTAGATGTTAATATGCCTTTTGTCACAGATAGTATTCAAGCAACTTATCTAGGTTATCGTAAATTATGGATGAGTCGTGAAGATATTATCATTAATTTTAGTATGGATTACAGTGGCATAGGTATCAATGCCGGAGATGTAATTGCTATTCAACACGAATGGTATGGATGGGAACCTGGTAACTACAATGGTTTATATTGTCCTGGACGACCTTTCCGTGTAGTGCAGATCAAAGAAAGCAAAGACAACAATGGATTTTTAAGTGTTCAAATTACTGCTGGTTCTTACAATGACAGTATCTATTACACAATGAATCCACATTTTTATACTCCAGATACATTTGGTATGGCCATAGATGCTGGATATGCCACAGCTCCTGGGCAACCAACTACACCAGCAAGTTTGGTTAATCCTACACCACAATATCCCAATGAAAGTGTTCCCTATTTTGTTGTCAGCAGTTCTACACCACAATCAGGTATTGTGCTTGCAATGGAATTATGGTATGGGTTGACACCTGAATTTGGAAATACCTGGCAATTATTACAAACAATAACTGGTAATGAACAGGGATTCGGAGGAACTATACCCAATAGCACTCCAGCAGATACAACCTATGTAAACTTTGTTGTCAGCACAATTGCCGCAGGTAGTTATTATTTTGGAACTAGGGCATTGAGTGTAAACAATCAATATGGTCCTCCCAGTGTGTTTAGCAGTCCTGTGTTTGTTTGGACACCTACAGTCCAGGCAGGTACGGCAGTTCAGGCCACCAATTCAACAAATGCCACCAATGTCAATATGAATAATGGCAATGGAACATTTTATATCACACACTCTGCGGCCACTTCAGGTAATAGTGCTCAATATGCCAGCACTAACCTAACCTATAATAGCACCAATCAAACCTTGACCACTCCCAACATCAACATTGGATCTGTGGCCAGTTTGACTCCAATAAGTTCAGCACCCTCCTCACCCACCACAGGTATGATAGCAATGGCCACTGGCACTTGGGGAGGCTTGACCACTTCCACCAGTTATCCCACCTATTACAATGGATCTGTTTGGAAACCTATGGTTTCCTAAATATGTTTCCAAGTTATTCTAGCTCTAATCTCAACAAGTATTAGTTTTATCAACTTTGGACCAAAATCTCTCAATTCCTGCGATATCCATAATGTATTTCTAACAAATGAGTAAATACATATAATAACATAAAACTGCTTTTATGTCAATATCCAGAAGGCCTCAGTCTCTGGACTTAACCCTTAGGAGAAACAAAAATGGCAGGAGTATTAACCGTAGAGGCTTGGCTCGGGGGCCCCGACCAAGTAAAAGTAGAATCTACTTTTCCTTCAAGTAGCAAAACTTATGCTTATAATTTTGCACAAAATGTCAGTGGATGGACTTTTGATTTAAAAGCACAAACAGTGATTGTAGATCAAATATCTTATACCATAGATAGAGCCACTAATTCTTCTGCTCCTAATTTTGCCAATAGTACGATTATTGGATTTTATGCTGAACAACAAATAAGTACCAGCACTTATATAAGTGTGGCCAGTGCAAGTCAAGGCCTAGTCAATGTCACACATCCTCCAGGTTTATACACAGGTCCTATTCTTCCTGATGCTAGAGCCAATACACCTATAACCATTGTAAGTTTTACTTGGACTATTCCTAATTATGTTATAAACGGTGTCACTGTTCCACAACAAATTAACAGTCATAGAATAGCAAAAATTATGGCCTGGGAACCTCCAGTTACTCCGGGTAATCCTGCAAATACTGCCACAGGTTATACTGCTATTGTTTAAGGAACTACAATGCCTTACATAGTAACGGTTACAAATCATCTAAGCACAGTAACAGTAGTAACAACGCCATCACCGACTATTCAGGTCAATGATCCTACCACTGCATATTTTACAATCACTGAATCAACCAATCTTGTTTCAATCACTGACATTGTTAATACAACCACTGTTTACTTAGATGCAATTGAACTTAGAGTAGGTGATTTAAATGATTATTGGCGAGGAGAATGGATAGCCAATACTTCTACCTATATACACGGAGATATTGTAGATTACAAATATAGTTTATATTTGTTGGGTATATACAATCCCGATACCACAATTTATTATCCAGCATCTAGTGTGCCTCCTGATCAAGATTCTAACTGGCGTAGATTAGTTTGGAATGAAGCACCACGCGATCATTTGACAATTACAAATTATCTTGATGTTGGTACTACGGCTACAATAGGCACTAATTTAATTGTTGGAAATTCTGCAACAATAAGTGGTAATGTAATAGCCGGTGGTAATTTTACAGTCAATGGAACTTCTAATTTTAATGGGCAGGTTAATGTAAATTCTTATTCTGATTTTTATAATACTGCTACATTTCACAATGGTATTAATATTCCTACTGGAGAATTATCAGTATATGATCTAACTGTTAACCATCAACTTACAGTAGATGGATTAAACTATCCTTTAGATAAAGGTAAGTATGGTCAGGTATTGGTAACAAATGGTGCTACTACTTCTACAGCCGAGTGGCGTAATTTAGGTGATTTGGTCTATTGGTCATTGAGCAATGATCTTTATACCAATGGATTTAATATTATTACAAATTCATTGGATCAAAGATTAAAAATAGGAATAGGATTATCTGGACAATTTGCCCAGGGTGGATTTATTGAATTTAATAATGTTCCTACAGGATTTGAACCAGGTACCTGGGGTCCAGGTTTTTGGCCATTAATAGGAAAAGGAACTAGAATATACGGTCAGGATGAAGTATTATTAGAAAATGATAATTGGGCTTTTCAAGTAAACCCTACAGGTATAAATTTTATTACAGATTTTGGTTCTCCTCTTACTTTAAAAACTGATGCTGATCTTATTATAAATGGTGTAAGTGCCGATACTAAATTATTCTTAGAATCAGGTGCAGCCAAAATAACTGTAGGTGGTAGACACGGAAATGAATACACGGATCAATTTGGTGCTAATAATACTGTCAACATAGACAATGCTGGATATATCAATGGTGTTACTGGATTTTTTACATTAACCAATGTTAATAAAATTATATTCAGTGATGGATCTATTCAAACTACTGCCAATAATAGCACAGGAAGTTCCTATACATTAACCACTGCTACTGATACAAAATTAGGTGGTATCAAAGTCGGTGATTATCTAATTATAAATTCTAGCACAGGTGTATTAAGTGTTAATACCACAAGTTTTATTTCTGCTATTATCACTGCAACAACTTATACATTAACCACTGCTACTGATACAACATTAGGTGGTATTAAAGTTGGCGAATATTTAAACATAAATTCTAGCACAGGTGTATTAAGTGTTAATACTGCAACTTTGGCCAGTGTTACAATTAATACGGCTACTTCTACCTTATTAGGTGGTATTAAAGTAGCCAATTCATTGACCAGTAATTTAACTATCACTCCTGATGGTTCTCTAAGTGTTCCTATAGCCAGTAAACATAATCTTGGTGTTATCACACCTAATAATGGTCTTACAGTTAATACTAATGGAATTGTTGATCTAGCTCCTGCTACTACTACTTCTATTGGTGGTATTATTGTAGGTAATAATTTACATATAGATGAAAATGGTAGATTAAGTGTAGGAAGTAGTAGTACGGCCGCTATTGTAGATTTACAAGATGTAATGTATACAAATGGATATCCTATTACTTTTAATAGTGATAGCACAGCCACAGAATTAATACTAGGATCTAATCAATTTTCTCTAATCAGCAAAACACAATTTTATGATAGTGATTATGCGTTAGAAAAAAGAACATCTACAATTTCTCAAGATTATTTTAATAATACTATTTCTTATGCATTAGAAATTTCTCAAGATAATACTCGTCCAGGTCTTAATGGAATTTCAGATAGTTTTATTGAAGTTGCTGAAGGAATTACAATTCTTTCTACATCTTCAGCCGCTATTAATCGAAGTAATGTTAATATACAAGGAACTAATATTAATGTATTTGCTCTAAGTGAATTAAATTTTAATTCTACAGTAACTAATTTTTCAACCAATAAATTAACATTTTCAAATCCAGGTGAATTAGATTTACAGGCCAATGTTGTTGTTCTAGGTTTAGATTTATATCACAGTGAATTACACGTTCAAAAAATTTATAATTATGATGGAAGTTATGCTCCATTCTTTCCTGCAGGTATACAACTTGCAGATCAAACAGTTCAAATAACAGCTTATCACCCAGATGGAGGTCCCTTACCGGGAGGATAAAATATGCCTATATACCCAGATGATCCGTTTTTTGGTGGAATTGCTCCCAAGCAACTTCGCCGCGGAAATTTAACACAGGTTCAAGATTATGTGCCAGCCTTGGCTGAACTTGTATATTCAACAAATACCAATCAATTATATATAGGTGATGGAACCACAGTAGGTGGACATTTAATAAGTGGTGGCGGTGGCAATGGAGGCAATCTTGATTTTGGCACCATAACACAACCAGCAGGTTTTACTTTGGATTTAGGTAGTATATTATGAGTTCAACATTGACCTTTGTTTTAAGTTATGATTTTCGAAATATTGTAACAGTTTCTTCAGGTCAAAGTCCTCAATGGCTGACTTCAGCCACACAGTATTGGATAGGTGATGTAACTAGGCCCGAGGGGATACAACCTAGTTATAGTTTAGATTTTGGATACATCGTCCAGCCCGCGGGTATCAATTTAGATTTGGGTAATTTCGTATAAAAGGATAAAATTATGGCATTAGAATTTAGACGCGGATCAGACGCAGATAGAGCAACAATTACACCACTAAGTGGTGAACCTATTTGGACCACCGACACACACGTTCTCTACGTAGGTGATGGGGTTACCCAAGGTGGTATACAGGTCGCAGGTGGCGGTGGTGGTGGATACATCAATACATCTACATTATACAGTGGTGAAGCAACTGCATTTTTAAATGATCAAGGACATTTCCAAGCCACACAATTATTGGCCAGCGAAGGCACTGGTGCTACCAATGGTTTTAGTTTCTATCAAGATGGCAGTGAAGATACTGGTATGTTTTCAGCCGGTGATGGAAATCTAAGTTTATACAGCAATTCTCAACAGGTTGTGAATTTGAATACCACACGTTTCCAATTTTTGAAAACTGTAGATTTCAACAACAATCAAGTCAACAATGTCAATCAAATCCAATTCAATGATGAAACTGTTCAAACCACTGCTTATACTGGTTCATCAAATCCTTTTAATCAAAGTTTAAACACCACAGACAGTCCTACATTTGCTGGTGTTGTTGTCGGAGAAGGATTCCCAGGTAGTGGTGGTGGATTAAGTTTCAATGAATCAGGCACCGACACAGGAATCTACAGTGGTGAAGATGGACAATTGGATATCTATGCCAATGATACCAATATTCTTCAAATAGATGAAAGTGGTTTAGAAGTTAAAAAATCAGATGGCTATATAAAATTCAATGATGGTAGTTATATCACCGATGGTGGTTGGACTGCGGCATCTAGTAGTGCAGTTTATATGGAAGATTCTGCAAGTCAACAGGCTGTGGTGGTAACTCCCAGTAATGTAGAATTTTATGCTGGATCTTATAGTTGGAGTATGAACAATCAGGGAGCATTGACATTTCCAGACAGCACAGTTCAAACCACTGCTTATACTGGTCCAGTAAATCTATTTAATCAAAGTTTAAACACCACAGACAGTCCTATATTTGTTAATATAACTGCTAAAAACAGTATATCTGCAGAAAGTGATTATCTACCTTATAATAATTGGATATATTACAGTGATTTTGAAACATTCACTGATGGTAATTTTGTTGATCTAAGTGGTAATTTCCAACACGCAGAAATACAAGGTGGTGGCGAAGAATCACAAACCACAGAACAATATAAATTTGGATCATACAGTTTAAAATCAGGCACGCCGGGACAAAGTATAGAAGTTTATACCAATAGTGGTAGTATTCCAGGAAATCTGGATAATCCATTTCAAGCATTTACAATTGATCTTTGGATATATCCTAATAGTGATGATCCTCATTGGAATACCAATGATCAAAATATTATCAGTTTAGGTTCTACTAATTCTGGAGAAAATGGAACTGGTCAATTTGGTATGAGTTATCAAAATGGAAATTGGGTATTGGCCTATACCGGAGCAGGTGGTACTACATTTGATACATTTGCTTCTACATCTATAACTATAAATCAATGGAATCACATTGGTTATGTGTCTAAACCAAACAATTTATCAGTTACTTTCTTAACCAATGGCGTAGAAGAAACTCCTGGTTTGAATAGTTCAATTCCAATATTTGGTTCAAATGGTCGATTCAGTATTGGTAACAACAATCCTACTCACAAGACTTTTGTAGGTTATATTGATTCATTGCGTATAAAAAATAATTCATTTCATTATACTAATTCAGGAAGTTATTCTATTCCCAGTGATGGTGCAACAATTATATTAAAAGATGGAACTTCTATAACCGGAGCCAGTCAATTGGTTGGTCCAACAGGTCCTGAAGGTTCAACTGGTCCAACAGGTCCTGGAGGTTCAACTGGTCCAACCGGAGCCATAGGACCCACTGGTCCAGCAGGTGGCGTAAATCCAGTAACTTATTTTACTGTGACCAATGCGTTGACCATCAATGAAATGATGTTGAATTCTACCAGCACAGGTATTTTAAATGTTAACTATGAATATACAGTTAGTTCTTATCCCAGTAGTTGGACATTCTTTACAGATTTTGAAACAAATCCAATCACTGATCTAACAGGTGTTAACAGTGGAAATTGGACTAATCAGGCCAGTACCACACAGGTTAAATTTGGAACTTACAGTTATTATAGTCCAAATAACAATAATACAGGATTCCTAGCCGGCAGTGGATTAGGTTCTGTGGGCACTGTAGGGGATTACACAGTTGATATGTGGATTTGGATTGACAGTGGTAACACAAATAACAATGATCAAAATCTTATTAATTTAAATCACTTTGGTGAAGGTCCCAACAATGGAGCTTTAGGTATCACAGGTAATAGTGGAAGTAAAACATTAGCTTATTGGAATTCACACCCTGATTCTGCCAGTAATGGAAATATAACTATTCCACAAGATCAATGGGTACACGTTGCCTTTATGAGACAAAGTGGCAATTATTATCATGCTGTTAATGGATCTGTTGAATCTTTGACTTATAGCAATGGTGATCTTGATTTTATAGATCATTTTGAATTAGTCAGCAACAGAGATCGAGATTCATTTATAGGTTATGTTGATAATTTCAAACTTGCCAATGCCGCAATATTCTCTACCAGTGGATTCTCAGTACCAGTGGCCAATGATTATATTCCACAGACCGTACTTGATGTAGTTCCTGGAGGTATTAACATTGACAGTGCTACCGCCAATAATGTAAAAATTAATAATACATTGGTATTCCCTGATAATTCTACACAAACTACAGCCTGGACGAACAGTTATACTCCACAATCTATTGGAAATAATAATTTATATGTAAGTGTAGCACCTGATGGTAGTTTACAGGTTCCACTTGTTAATGTTCACCATTATAATATTGATGCCTATCAAAACAATTATAGTCTTAATCAAAATGATACATTAGCATTTAGTAATTTCAGTGGACACATCATAATCAATGATTGGTACGATGGATTTATGTATGATTTTCTAGTAGGTAGTGGCAATGTTTGGTTAAGTGGATCAACTAATCCCAATTGGACACCAGCTACCACTAGTCCTGGTACTAGTGTAACTGTTACCGATTATATAAGTATGGTCTATGATGGTGGTTATACATTTACCAATCTTGCTTCAAATAATAGAACTTTTTGTATATTTGCAGTAAGAACTAGACAAGGAGCCTAAGGAAATATTTTATGACATTAGATCAATTACGAACACAGGTAACGGAAATTAAAAATTCCACTATAAATCAGGGATTAAAAAATATCAAGATTGGCAATTTAATTGCACAATACAATCGTGAACATCCCACTGATACTATCACAGCCAGTCAGGTAGAATAACTTATTTTTTCTGGGTAAGGGTATCGCAGTAAATACCCTTACTATGGACAAAAATAAATTCAACGCCTTAGTGGATCAATATTTGACTCCACAACTAAAATCACACCTGCTAAAACCTTTTTTGGTAAGAGCCCGAGCAGGTCGTGTTCCACGAAGAAAAATCAGTGAGGAAAATACAAGACTGGCCATTCGACCTATCTGTGAAAAATGTCCAGACTGCGATCTTATGGTTGAAAATCGTGTTCAGGAATTTTGGTTAGAACGAATTGGTCGACCCAGTCAGCGTTGGGTTAAAAAATGTAGTGGATGTGGTCAAAAAACAACCTTAAATTGCCCCTATAAAAAGTCAAAATAATAAATATACTTGTAGGACGGATTAGTTGTCATATGCAAGATCTCCTTAATCCTTAAATAAACCTTCCATTCGTCCTACATTTGTGTGCAGAATTATTCTGCACACCCTTTAATTATTAGTGTTATACGGAAGGCAAGACTGTATAACTAACAAAAACTAATCATTAAAGTTAATTAATTTTCAAAAGTTTGGAGTGCAATGCTCCGCTCTAAGGCCCCTTTATTGGGGCTTTCGGGTGAATAAATGGTCATCTTGCCTATACCACGTATTCACAACTTTTGAAAGATTTGAATGACATATCAACCTAATTTTACGGATCCACGAGTAATATCTAGAATCAAACAAGCCATTGGCTTTGCTTGTGGAGTAATGAGTGAAACTAAACCCCATGAGTGGTCTACTAGATACATAGACAAATACTTTGGTTCACAAAGAAATGATCTATCTAAGTATTTGAGAAAAACCTTGTTGATTTGCACAGATCATTATGTGAGATTTAATATTCCAGGTGAACGAGGAATATGTAAGAAATATATACTGAATAAAGAGGGTGTGAGATTCCTCAATGAGGCATTGAAAAATAACAATATACAATTATACCCTATTGTAGTGGAAGTCGCAAAACAAGACCATACGCTTGAACTTGATAA